ACCAATGATTCAGCTGGTGGTTGAAAATCTTAATATAGATGCTCACTATATTTTTATTGTTCAACAAGAACATTATGACAAATACAATCTAAAACAATTTTTAAATTTAATTAAACCTGGTTGTGATATTGTTATTGCAGACCAATTAACTCAGGGAGCAGCATGCACAACGTTATTGGCTCAGAATTTAATAAATAACGATCAACCTTTACTTATTGCTAATAGTGACCAATACGTGGAGTGGAACAGTAATGAGTGTATGTATTCATTTTCGGCCGATCAAGTTGATGGTGGAATAGTTACCTTTAATGCAACACACCCTAAATGGAGTTTTGTGAAATTAAATGCCAACGGTTCAGTAATACAAGTAGCAGAAAAGAATCCTATATCTGACATTGCCACCGTAGGCATCTATTATTGGTCTAAGGGATCCGATTATGTTCGATATGCCCGTCAAATGATCGATAAAAATATAAGAACAAACAATGAATTTTATGTTTGCCCTGTATATAATCAAGCAATAGAAGATGGTAAAAAAATTAAAATCAGAATGGTAGAAAATATGTGGGGATTGGGTACACCTGAAGATTTAAAACATTATTTAGAGTATGTAAAATGAAATTAATTGCTCATCGCGGTAATACAGACGGTATTATGCCAGATTTAGAAAATGAACCTAGTTACGTAGATTTGGCTTTACAAAAAGGGTATGATGTAGAACTTGATGTAAGAGTATTAAGTAGTGAAATCTATTTAGGACATGACAGACCCGATTACGCTGTTAGTGCTCAATTTCTATTAGAAAGAAAAAAAAGACTCTGGGTGCATTGTAAAAACAGAGACGCAATTAGTATGTCAATAAAACTGGGATTGAACTTTTTTTGGCATCAAGAAGACGACTATACATTAACTAGTTACGGCTATATTTGGGCATATCCAGGAAAAGAAAATATACCCAACACACAAACCGTTTTAGTAATGCCCGAAAAACATTGGGATTTGGATACAATAAAAAATTTCACTTCATATGGAATATGTAGTGACATCGTAAGTAAAATAAAGGAAAAACATGATAGTTTGGTTTAATTGTAAAATCACAGACACAAGATTGAATCCAGAAAACATTGAAAGATATAATCTCAGAAATGATAATCGATTCGATGTTGCAAGATATAGTTTTGCCGGTTTTGCACCATTGGCCCCATTGGTAAGCAAGTTTATCTTTAATTTAGAACTAGCTGATCAACATAAAGGCCGAGAACAGGAAATGGCGGATTGGCTTAGAAAAGTGTTGCCCGAAGATAAACTTGTGCTGCATTGGTATAGAAGAAACAATATTGCACAATGGAAAGAATTTCAAGAAGAAATTAAAGATATCGACGACGATTTAATCTTTCCTGCAGGCAATGAAGATCATATTTTCTTTGATAGCACAATTAACGTTTTTAGTAAAGGTTTAGAATTAATTCGCAATGATCCAGACCCGTATGCTGTATTAATGACTAGCCATTGGCCTGAAAATATTAGAGCAGCTCATGTGTTTAGTGGAACGTTACTAGATTCAGGGGATTACGTTACATACAATATGCCTAATAATGATGCGATCAGAGTTATGAAAAGAGCATATTTTGATCAATACGTAGATGCAATTAAAGACAATAATGCAACAGTTTTCAGAACCGAACATTGGAATAGTGTCGGCTTTGTTAATAACAAATTATACATTCCTACAAAAGAACAGTTCAGACATTTTGATGGTTATGCTCACGTACAAATTGGGCCAGACGTTTGCCCTCCTTTAGAGATTCCAATAGGATTTTTTGAAGGCATGAACATTGCCTATGGTTACGACAAAAGATTGGAAAATATGGTAAATATTAATCCTGCTGCAGAGAATCTTTATACCGTCGATGCTGATTCGGGCACAGACTATAAATTTCATGAATCCGAATTTCCTGCATTTTGGAAAAATCATACTAAAAATTTAGATAGTAATATAACTGCAGATGATGAAGTACTGAAAATTGGTCACGATACCCATTTGTTAGCAATGTCAAGAATTTACATCAATTGGTACCATGTTGGACAAGTATTCAATGATTCGAATTGGCCACCGGCATTTTGGTTGAACAATCACACCAAAAAATATCTATTTACAGATGAGTAATAATGCAGTATAATAACTTTTTAAGGAAAAACTATGAGTGACTATAATCGTTCATTTAGCGGTGAAGCTAAACTCAAACTAACTCAATTGATTAATGAAGGAATGACTGTACTTCAAGAAGTTGAGGATTTGAATGCAGGACTCAATGAAACAATTAAAGCCATCGCCGAAGAACTTGAAATTAAACCAGCGACGCTAAAAAAGGCAATCAAAATTGCACACAAAAGCAAACTACATGAAACAAATCGTGATCATGACGAACTAAACACCATTTTGGAAACTGTTGGTAAAACCCTGTGAGCTACGTAGACGGATTGTTTGATCGGCAGCGTGATCGAATACACGTAGTAGAACGTGTTCAAGGTGAACGTGTATATAAAGAATATCCTGCAAATTATATATTCTACTACGACGACCCAAAAGGCAAGCATAGGACCATTTATGGTACTCCGGTTCCTCGATTTTCTACACATAACAATAAAGAGTTTCAACGAGAACTTAAAATACAAGGTCGTAAGAGACTGTGGGAAAGTGATTTTAAACCTGTGTTCAGATGCCTTGAAGAAAATTATTTGGGTATCGATCCCCCACGTTTACAAACTGCATTCTTCGACATTGAAGTAGATTTCGATCCGGTCCGTGGATTTAGTCCGGTATCTGATCCATTTAATAAAATTAACGCGGTTAGTGTTTATTTGGATTGGTTAGATAAATTAATAACCTTAGCGATTCCACCGCGGTCAATGTCATGGGAAACTGCTGAAGAAATAGCTGCTAAATTTCCCGACTGCTATATTTTTGAGCGTGAGGAGGATCTATTAGATACTTTTTTAAATCTAATAGATGATGCTGATATATTATCAGGATGGAACAGTGAAGGTTATGATATTCCCTACACAGTAGGCCGTATTACCCGTGTGTTGAGCAAAGACGATACCCGTCGTCTTTGCCTCTGGGGACAGTATCCTAAACAAAGAGAATTTGAACGATTTGGGGCAACTCAAATTACATTCGATTTGGTTGGTCGTGTACATATGGATTATATGCAGTTGTATCGCAAGTATACCTATGAAGAACGACACAGTTATAGTTTAGATGCAATCGGTGAGTACGAACTTGACGAAAGAAAAACTGCTTACGAAGGCACATTAGATCAACTATATAATAAAGATTTTCCTAAGTTTATAGAATACAATCGTCAGGACACAAGACTTCTTGCAAAATTAGATAAAAAGTTAAAATTTTTAGATTTAGCAAATACCATTGCTCATGACAACACGGTGTTGCTCATGACAACAATGGGTGCAGTTGCAACTACAGAACAGGCAATTATCAATGAAGCACACAGTCAAGGATTGGTCGTTCCTAATCGGAAAAGTCGGGAAGAAGATGGAGGAGAAACCCAAGCGGCAGGTGCCTATGTTGCTACGCCCAAAAGGGGTATGCACGAATGGATCGGCGCAATCGACATCAACAGTCTCTATCCCTCAGCTATTAGAGCACTCAACATGGGGCCCGAAACAATCGTAGGACAACTACGTCCCGTAATGACTGAAAGGTACATTAAAGATAAAATTGATTCAGGTACTAGTTTCGCAGAAGCATGGGAAGGATTGTTTGGCAGTTTAGAATATACTGCAGTGATGAACGGAGAAGCGGGGACTGAAATTACCATTGATTGGGAATCTGGGGGTAGCGACGTTCTTAGCGCCGCAGATGTTTGGCGTTTGATATTTGACAGCAATAAAGATTGGGTGTTAAGTGCCAACGGCACTATCTTTACTACTGATCGTAAAGGTGTAGTTCCGGGATTATTGGAAAGATGGTATGCGGAACGAAAACAGATGCAGGCAAAATTGAAAGAGGCATTGACACCCGAAGACCAAGAATACTGGAACAAACGACAGTTGGTTAAGAAAATTAATCTGAACAGTTTGTATGGAGCTATTCTTAATCCAGGTTGTAGATTCTTTGATCAACGTATTGGACAATCGACTACGTTAACAGGTCGTGTTATTGCCAGACATATGGATGCATTTGTTAATGAATGTATATTTAACAAATACGATCATGTAGGAGATTCCATAATTTATGGTGATACAGACAGTGTGTATTTTAGTGCATGGCCTGCTATTCGTGAAGATGTAGAAGCTGGTCGTATGGAATGGAACAAAGAAATTTGTGTTCAACTATATGATCAAATTGGTGAGCAAGTTAATCAAAGCTTTCCTTCATTCATGGAACGTGCATTTCATTGCCCTAGACAGAATGGTGCAATTATCAAGGGTGGCAGGGAACTGGTTGCTAGCAAAGGTTTGTTCATAAAAAAGAAACGCTACGCAGTTCTAATTTACGATAAAGAAGGCAAACGTAAAGATGTAAAAGGTAAACCGGGCGATGTTAAAGCAATGGGACTGGATCTAAAACGTAGCGACACTCCCAAAGTGGTGCAAGACTTTTTAAGTGAAATTCTGCTCAACGTTCTTACTGGTGCAGAAAGAGATTACATTATTGACAAGGTGAGAGAATTTAAAATAGCATTCAAACAACGTCCAGCATGGGAAAAAGGTACGCCCAAACGTGTTAATAATCTGACCAAGTATGTTGCAGACGAAGTCAGGCTTGGCAAAGCTAATATGCCAGGGCATGTTCGTGCAGCCATGAATTGGAACAACTTGAGACGCATGCATAGTGACAATTACAGTATGCAAATCGTTGACGGAATGAAAGTAATTGTTTGTAAGCTTAAACAAAATCCTCTAAACTATACTAGTATGGCATATCCCACCGACGAACTTCATATACCTAAATGGTTTAAGGATTTGCCATTCGACGATGGAGAAATGGAAAGTACCATTGTTGATCAAAAAGTAGAAAATCTATTAGGTGTACTCAATTGGAAAATTGCAGACAGCACAAATATTTCTTCAACGTTTGATTCTTTATTTTCTTTTGAATAATATGAAACTTTCTGAATTAGTAAAATTAAAAAACGATCTATTAGAGATTCAATCCAATTTGAACAAATTTTTAACTTCCAGTGAAGAACTCACATACGCACAGACTTATCTCAATGCATTATCTACCTTAGACTTTACTTTTACTAAAGATATTTGCGGATTTTTTGATATTCTTTCTAAAGAAAAAAACACATTACTGTCTAATTTACACAAACAAATTAGGCAAATTGAAGAAAAAATCAACAATCAATCTGCAGTAATGTTAACCCGAGGGTATAAAATAAATGATGCTGAAGTTTGCAGTATAACTTCTACAGAGATGGAAAGACTTAACAGGATCGAACAAGCAGATCCAGGTGTAAAGAATTTAGTTAAATCGCAAATTGCGTTAAAAACATCTCCAAGATTCCCTTGTTTAGAAATTGGACCCGGGGATGGACAATGGACTGAATATTTAGTAGCTGCGGATCCCCTTTATCTAGTAGATATTCATCAAGAATTTTTGGACTCTACAATTAATAAATTCGAACCTTCATATAGGCCTCGGGTCCGGCCGTATGTGTTTGTTGAATCGGAAGCTAAAAATCATCTATTAGAAAAGTTACCCGAAGGTCAATTTGGATTTGTTTTTGCTTGGGACGTATTCTCCTTTTTTCCTGCTGATTTTTTTGAAAGTTATCTCAATTCTATTTTTAAGATATTAAAAGCTGGCGGTACAGTAATGTTTAATTATAATAATTGCGAAATTTATCAAAATGCCAAATATGCTGAAACAGGCTTTAAAAGTTGGATGCCAAAATATCTAGTAGAACAAATAGCTAAACGAATTGGTTACGACATAGAAAGCCAAGGTAATATAGGACACGTCTATTGGATAATTTTAAGAAAACCTGGCAGTTTAACTACTGTAAAAGGCATGCAAGGACTTAGAAGAATTATATCTTTTTAATTGCATTTTCTAAATACATTACGTATAATATTAACATTCATTGGAGAAATTATGAAAGATCATTTACTAGACATTGTACAACATACTCACGGCCTGGGTGTGATTGACTTTGTGAAAATTGTTGGGTCAGA